GATGCGCCGCCGAATGCGCCGAGACCGGCCATAAGACCCTTGCCGAGATCGCCAGTAAGAGCAGTTTGTCCGGCACCCACGATGCCCGCAGCAAGAGGCGCACCCACACCTGTAGCAGCAAGACCTACGCCTAGGATGGTCGGAAGTAGTTTTTTGAGGAAGCCAGCTTCGGGAAGACCCGTTTCCGGGTTAATTGAGAGCGAACCGCCGCCCGCCATAGCCAGTGCCTGTAGGCCGCCGACCTCGTCGGGGGTCATGTGTACCAGCATGGTGTCCTCGCCTCTACCTTGAGACTGGACTGTTTGCGCCATGGGTGCGTACATGTTTTGCATCTTGGTATTTCCCTAGTACTAAGCGCTTACTAACACAATTACGGTATGATGCCTACTGTGACATCTTCTAAACTTGAAACGAAACTAACGGCTAATACCGTAGAAGCAACCTCTGGATACGGCGCAGACGCAGCTTTTGCCGCTAGTGTTACTGTAGTATCTGGCGAGGCCCACTCTAATTCTATGTACTGTCCGGCTTGCAAGTCTATATTAAAGTTATAAGCAAACGTTCTTTCTGTACCGCTGCCGCTAATAGTATATGGCCTTGCAGAGTATCCGATGTCTGTCCCATCTCGGTTCAACCAAATATAGACATCTTTAGCGCTAGAGTTTGTACTTTCTATAGTGGCAGTAAACTGAAAGTTATAAATCCCCGGCTTAGCTACCGTAATCTGAGAATTATTCGCGCCTTCTATGGTTATTTCGTGGCTAATATAAGTAGTGCCGAACTCAACTCGCGTAGCTGTGTCGGCAGTAGCAAGTGTTTGCGTAGTAGTGTCATAGAACAAACCACATGGGTTTATAATATATTCGCCGTGCCCTTGGAAGTATTCTGCCGTTATTGGCGTTTGTGAGTCCATCTGCGAAAAGTATAGTTCCAACGACCGCACTAGCTGCCGAAACTGCTCCTGATTATAGTCAGCCATAGGTGCCGGTAGGTTAGCGGCACGGAAGAACTTCATAGCCATTAGCGTCGCCCGTCCGGTCTAGCGTCGAGTCGGGGTGCGCCCAGTCGCCAGTCAACGCCTAGGTTTTCAGATACTACCTTTAACGCCATCTGCCTTGCACGGGCACGAACAAATATCTGATCCGTATACTGCCCCACGGCGGTACGAACTACCCTAGCGTTGTCTTCCTCTTCGGTATCCAGCGGGCTACCGGGGAAATTGCGGTGCCTTAGCTCTAGAGTAACTTCGGGCTGCTCAGCGGTCGATATACCAAAACTTATGTCAGGGACAATCCGCTTACTAAGCATGAACTGATCGCCGTCGCCCATGTCAAAGTCATTTGAGCGGATGTAAGAGACCATAGCGGAGCCGTCGTCATCCATGCCATACTCGTGGTTATATAGGTTTCCGATTGTCGTGCCGCCTACGGTATTCATTGCTTGTGGGTACGGGCGCAGCGGGCTGTCGAGCCATGCAGTGCGCGGCAAAGTGCCGTAGTACCATACCTGCTGTACGTAGTTAAACACAACATACGCGTCGTTATAATCGGAACCCTCAGTCGGGTAGAACCACCAAATCTCGTCCCATTCCTCGTTGTTACCGCAGACTACTTGGTCAGCCTGCGTGAAGTTAAAGTTGTCAAATACGTGGCTTGTTAGCGTGCAGGGTAGGGTCTCGATACGCCCCGTGTAGGCATAGAACTTGTCCTTACCCATCCAGAAAGTAATGTTAGACGCGGTGGTCATGCTTCTTGGCGAGATAACCGAAATATTATCGCCGTATTCCTGAATACCAAATACGTCCAACGTGCCCAAAAACTGCATCGTGTAGAGATGCGTATCAGTCCAGATCAAGATTTCCTGCCGAGTTGGCAGTGCCCGAACTATTCGCGACCCACGGGAAAGGCGCAAGTCACCCGCAGTATTGGTAGAGGACGGAGTCCAGTCGCCGGGGGTATCTTGGTCAGCCCAACGAATAAGCAGCGGGTCAAAGTCAGCAGCGCTAGTAGAGCCAAAAGGTACCGCGCCAAAAGCAATCAGGTGTTTATCCTGCTGCGATACCAAAAGCTGCATAATCTCTACGGGGACAGAGCTACCGGTGTATCCCTCATTAGTAGCGTAATCGACTAGCCGGATGGCGCGTGTGGCGAGAGAAGGTGCAGGGTCAGCATTTGTGCCGCGCTCCCAGATATACCCTTCTCCGTTACGCACGTTCATCACAAGGTCGTTATCGAAGTTATCAAACCACCAATCTTGCTGATACTCGACTATACCACCGGTAGTGGTGCCTAGACCCCATTCGTCGCGGCCCCAAGAACCTGCGCCCCAGCCCAGACCGAGTGTGTTTATCTCGTTGCCCGGAAGCAAACCAAAATCTATGTCGATAGCGGTGCCGCCCCCACCAGTTGCAGTGGATGTAGCGGAGGCGCTAGTTTGGATAAAAAACGCGGTCGCGCTCTCAACCGATGTAATTGTGTGCTTAGCGTTTATTACGCTATCCGCGATACCGCCTACGGTGCCCGTCACCCCTGAAATAGTTATAGAGTTACCGACACCGGCATTGTGCGAGGCACCTAAGTCGATTCGAATCGTGCCTGACCCTAAAAAAGTTGTAATGCAGTTATCGGTATCTGGTGAAGACAAGGTGGGAGTAGTAGTGCGCAGTGGGGTAATATCGTTGAAATACCCGCCATCTTCGATATACGCTTGCGCGTTGGTGCCAACTGCAAGGTAGTTATTACTAAAGGTAGTAATCCAGTTAAACATCTGCCGGGCGTAGCCTACGACAGTATTAGGAGTGTACTTCTCCCAGCCGCCAATCTTCTGTGGCAGCCCGTTTTTAAACCGTATCTTCTCCGACTCCCACCAGCCACCCTCGCCAGAATAATTAGTCTGATCGCGATTAATACCGGGGGTGAATTGGAGTTTGGTAAATGGCATTACGCAGTGCTCACATTCAATGAAATGGTCGCGGACGTTAGGTTAGTAGTCGTACCTACCTCGCGTATGGTTACCGTTAGGGTAGTAAACTTTGTGCCTGCGCCGGTCTCGGCAATACCCCACATGCGGTCACTCGTAAGAGCGAGCCAAGACCCAGTCGTTCCGGTCTCAAGCGCCGCGCCGCTTACGCTGGCAAAACACTCGTAATTGCTGGCTTCGCTGTTAGGGTCTACCCAGTCCTCGATATACGTAGTCGGGGTGCCCGGTGTCTGCCCTGTATATTTGTACACTTTGCCGTCGCTATCCAGTTGGTAGCGGGCGTAGGCATCTTGCGGAGAAATGGCGCTAAAGAAGATGCTCTGGTTAGTGATCGCCACGACCACGCGATTGTATATCTCTTCCCATACACCTGAGACTTTAACAAATGCAGCTTGCACGTCCTTCCACACGCCGCCGACGTTGACCTGCGGGTCGTCAATAGTTTCCCAAGTACCGGATACTTTAGAGTAAATCGTCATGCTGTATACTGGAACCAAACATCGCCGTCAGAACCGCCTGAAGGCGCACTAGTTGAGATTGTTACATCGCGGGTAGCCATGGAGCCGATACCTAGGTTAGTGCGAGCATTAGCCGCATCGCTTGCGCCCGTGCCCCCATCGGCGACCGCGAGATCAGTAATCCCTGTAATTGAGCCGCCCGTAATAGATACGCTGGCCGCTGACTGAGTGGCAATAGTGCCAAGGCCAAGATTGGTCCGAGCAGTAGCCGCATCACTTGCGCCCGTGCCGCCATTGGTAACAGCCAGATCAGTACCCGACCAATTAGAGTTGTTTATGGTATTTGCAGTGGCGAGAGTGCCTAGGCCAAGGTTGGTCCGCGCACCTGCTGCGTCACTTGCTCCGGTGCCGCCGTTAGCGATGGTTAGGTCGGTTCCACTCCAGTCTGCGTTGCTAATAGCAAGTGTACCGCCTAGCGTTACAGTTCCCGAGCCGGTTATGGGTCCGCCAGTCAGCGTCAGCCCGTTTACTGAGCCTGATGTCCCTACGCTGGTAACAGTACCGCCTCCGGCAGTTGGGGCCGAAATAGTGATCGAACCGTTGCCGTTAACAATGGTGATCCCGGTGCCCGCAGTAAGCGTCGCTTTAGTTAGCGTATTGCCGGTGGTATTGCCGATAAGCAGTTGGCCATCGATAAAGGAGGACTGCCCCGTACCGCCGTTAGCTACTGAAAGATCAGTGCCGGACCAGTTGTCATTATTGATGGTGTTGAGGGTCGCCAACGTGCCGAGGCCCAGAGCAGAGCGTGCGCCCGAAGCGGTCGTAGAGCCAGTGCCGCCGTTAGCAACTGCTAGCGTACCTGTAATTCCCGTGGTTAGGGATACGTTAGTAATGGTATTGCTCGACCCGCTGATTGTTTTGTTGCTTAGGGTCTGAGCACCGGTCAGCGTTACAATCGATGCGCTGTCGCTAAGGTCCGTAGAAGCCACCGAACCAAGATCGACCGTCGGGTTACCGGACACGCCGTTGCCGTTAGTTATACTGATCTTGGCGCTACCAGCAGAAAGCGTGCGCCCTGTGAAGGTGTCCGTAGCGGTTTGGGTTAGCAGCCCGTTGGTATTATACGCCGCAAGTGCCGCCAGAGTTGGGTCATAGGCTTGGACATTGGTACCGATAGCCACGCCAAGATTAGTACGTGCGGCTGAAGCTGTCCCCGCGCCCGTGCCGCCGTCTGCAATGGCGAGGTCGGTAATCCCGGTGATTGAACCGCCAGTAATAGATACCGAAGTAGAGTTTTGTGTGGCGATAGAGCCGAGACCCAGATTGGTCCGTGCGCCAGAGGCAGTTGTGTCGCCAGTGCCGCCAGAGGCCACAGGAAGGGCAGTGCCTAGAGTGAGCGAAGTGAGGTGAGTTACTACGTCTACGACGTTGGTGGCGTTATTAAACACCCACATGGTTTTACCGGCAGGTACCGCAATGCCCGTGCCCGTTGAGTTCTTTACCGTAACCGCGTCTGCGCACCCGTTACTGACTATATACACTTTTTCGATTGCGGGCACGATCAGGTTACGTGCGCCGCCCGTAGTGCCAGTCAAGTTAAGACGCATGTGGCGAGCAGCCTGCGTAGTGTTAGCGTCCGTAAGCGTAAGAGTAACGTCTCCGCTAGAGAACGAAACGTCCGACGAACCGACAATAGCTTCTTCCAGCGTGGTGCCGAGGTTGGTGTTGGTTATACTACCCCAAGCGCCGGAGTTCTCACCGGTCCCCATTAACTGGATTTTAAGATTAGTACTGTAGGTGCTCGCCATATCTGTTTCCTATGTAGGTATTTCTTCCCAAACGACCGTATTCCCATCGTTTACAACCTGCCAGTTTGGGGTTTGGTTGTCGTTTATCTCGCCCCAAACAAGCGGCCTAGTAATTAGCCCGACCCCTTGTACAC